TCATACGTTTTTATCTTCTGCATTATCATTTGTGGCTCTTACTTCATTGAGAGCGTCAGCAAGCTTCCTGTCTTTTCCTGGATACAAATGAGCATAAACTTTCCAGGTTGTTTCCGGTGATTCATGTCCAAGCCGGTCCGAAATCTCTTTGATAGAAAACTTCATGTCAATCAGCATACTTGCGTGGGAATGGCGAAGATCATGGATCCTGATCTCCGGAAGACCAGATCTGGCAGTTGCACGTTTAAATTCTGACCGCATACCGGATTTCTGAAAATAGAAGATACGCTCATCTGGTTCTATAGCCATGCTGGCAACATAATCCTGAAGCTCTTTATATAGAGATTGCGGAATGTTCACGACACGTTTGCTCTTTTCGGTTTTGGGTGTCTGGAAGTATTGCTCGCCTTTTATAACCACAAAGTTCTTGTTAATTGATATGGAGCAGTCCGGCAGGATATCCGCCGGAGTAATAGCCAGAACTTCTGCAGATCGGAGTCCTCCATAGAACATGAGGCTGAACGCCATCCGGTACGCACTTTTCTTTTCAAAGGTAAGGAAGTAGTCAAATTGCTCTCTGGTCCAGATGTTCATTTCATCTGCACTGCTTTTCCCGATCGCACCAGCTGCAAGGCATGGATTGCTCCGGAGCTTATAGTATTTGACAGCATAATTCATGATAGCAGACATCTGGTTATTGATGGTCTTCAGATACGTCTGAGAATAAGGATTTCCATTATCGTCCCTGTAATTAATCATGGCATCTTGCCACCGATGGATCACGATCGGAGTAATGTCACCGATCTTCATATCTTTAAAGAATGGCAGCAGTTTCATGTCTATTAGATACTGCTTGTTTTCCAAAGTGGTCAGTTTCAGCCGGGAGCTGCAGTCTGACATATAATTCTTGATCAGAGCAGAAAACAGGATATCTGGATCCTTGGCTCCCTGCGCCAGAAAGTCACGTTCCCATTCTATAGCCTCTTTTTTGGTAGAAAACCCCCTTTTGCATTTGTGCTGACGCTTGCCAAGCCAATCATCATAGTAGAAGTTGGCGTACCATTTTGTCTTTCCATCTTTGGTAAAATACTTATAAGCCGGCATCTGAATCCTCCATTACTAAACAAATGTAATCAACAAATGTTTGACAAAAATGTTGAATATAGATATAATGTACTTAACAAGAGAACCGTTGGTCAGTGCACACCTGACCGCCGGATAGAGTAGTAACTAAAAAATAGCGCCTTACTTTACCAGAGCAGGGGCGCTATTTTTTATGCATTAAATTGATAACAAGAGTTACAACTGCACAAAGCATAATTACAAAAGTAAATAAATCACCATATGTAACCATCAGCACCAGCCTCCTTTCACCAAAGTGTCCGGCGGCTGACATAACACCCCAACGGTTCCCCAGTTAAATATACTATTCTGTTTTTTCTTCTTCCATCTTCTCCATCATTCCCAAAAAGATACGTTTTCCCTTCTTGGATAACTGACGGTACCGCAGGATGATATCCTGTTCGTCTTCTGAAGCAATGGCACAGCTGTATTCAGAATTACCCACAAGGTAATCCATAGAGGTGTCGAGGGCTTTTGACAGGCTTGCAGCGGCATCTATTCCAGGAACAGTCTTTCCGGCCAGAATGTCACAGCAGGTTTCCTCTGTCAGCGTTGATTTTTTGATCAGGTCCGGAAGACTCATCTGCAACTGAGCCAAACGGGCTTTTGTTCTTGCTTGCACTGCGGAAACTTCTTTCGGATCCGCAACAGCATATCTTGAAGTAGTCCGGCCAAGAATGTAATCTGCTGGCACACCGAAGCATGCAGCACTGCGATTAACAAATTCTGTTGACGGGAAAGAGTAACCTCTTTCGACATTCGATACTACTTGGCCAGAAAAACCTATTGCTTTTCCAAGTTCGGACTGACGCAGATTAGCCTCAGCCCGCAATTCTTTTATTCGTTCACCAATTGTCATAAAAACTATTCCTCTTATTAATATCTGCCACCGCGTTGGATTCCAATATCAGAAATCTTATCGTTATCAATTATGAAACCTATATCTTCTGATACCTTATATGAAACCGACTTGCCTGAATTCGGTTCTGGCTTTGGAATTATTTTTCCACAAAATTCAGCACCTTCAAATAGTACGACTATGGATACTGCGCTGCCGTCAATAGAAGAAATAGTACTTTCGATATCCTCTGGATCAGCAGCTTCAATCTGGGCATTGTACATCTCAACCAGTTTCTTTTGAGCGTCGGTAGCGGTGGCGTCATCATAGCCCACCTGTACTGAAAAATATTTGGAATCATACGCTGAAAATAAATTCGAAATTGTATCACCAATTTTTATGCCACGAAATGTTTTGCTATCAGGATAAGCAGAGGCCATTATATGATCTTCTGAATCAGGTATCTCAATAGGAGCGTCATTTTTATCGTATAATTTAAAATCTTCCAGTGAAAACCATTTTTCCTGATTCTCATATTGTGAAAGCAGTTCTTTGGCAGCTCCTTCTGGCTTATATTCCCCTGTTTTGTAGTCTTTAATTTCAAACGCGGTTGCATCAGCAGAAACCGGATTGACCCAATAATAAATCAGATCATCACTGCTACTGTGGATATTCGTTATAGAAGAGCAACTCCAAGTATTGTCTTTTGTATAGTAGCAGACCGCCTCCATGGCTACGCCATCTGCTGATAAAATTACTTGTGCAACTGTTTGAGAATCTTCTTTTTTCTCTAAATCGTAAGAGGAAACTTTTTTAACACCCATATCATTCAACGACTCGGAAATTGCATCGGATAATTGGGAAGCATCTCCAGAAACGTATTTTTGATCGATATTAATGCCATAATCGGATGCTGCGAACACAGGGATAGTATTGGCAAAAATCAATGAGCAGGTAAGTGCAATCATTTTCTTTTTCATAGTCATTTCCCCCTTTTGCTTCGGTACCACTCGAAGCTTATTATTTTGCTTTCTTAAGAGGCTCGACAGTAGCTTCTTCCTGCCGTTTTAAACATTTTATGTACCCCTTTAATTCACCTCGAAATTCCAACTGCGCATCATGCGGAAGTGATCTAAATAAAGAAAGAACTTCTGATTCAAATTCAGAGCAGCTATATTCTTGTTCTATTCCTGTAAGTAAAAATTCACAGGATGTATTTAGCAAATGTGCTATTTTTAGAAGCTTATCCGCGGAGGGAGGACTACTATCCCATCTACGGATAGTTCCATTACCAAAACCTGCCTGTTCTTCCAAAAGCTTTAAATTCAAGTCTTTTTCTTTTGAAAGATTCTTGATTCGAGAAACCAAAGACATAATGATAAAAAACCTCCAATTTAGCAAATATGCGAAAAAAGTATTGACAACTAGCAAATATGCTATTATTATTAAAAATGTAATAAACAAATGTTTAATGCAAAACAAAAAAAGAGAGAGTTACATCGATGATAAATCGGAGAGCAATGCTTTATTGTTTTCTTCAATCATGGCCGCCACAGCAATGATAAGAGCCTCAGCAGATGCTTCCGACATAACAGTGTTTCCGGCAGGAATACCGTTTCTTAATAATTCAGAAAGAATCCGGCGGTTTTCGTCACCATAACGTTTAAGCCCAATTCTTCTGAGATTATCAATCCAATTATCCATGATAACTCCTTTCTGATTATTTTAATGCAATCGCAAACAAATGTAAACAACAAATGTAATAAACATTTGTTGAAAACGGAGGTGATATTTTGAAGCGAAAACTGTCGCCATGGTGCAAAGAAGTAAAGAAAACCTTAATCGACAGAGATATGTCTGTCACGGAATTGTGCGGTGAAGTTGGGATGTGCAGGAACTACGTGACAACCACCATAAATGGAAGAATGTATGCACCTGCACTTGCTGAAAAAATCAGCAAGGCTCTGGATATCGATACAGAGTACACAATTTAATTACCATAACTTGATTATACAGCTTATAGAAGGAGAGAAAAATGTCGAAATTTGCTACGAAAGCAGCGGCTAATATGTTTTGCCAGGCACGATATGAGGCGGCAAAGTCAAATGAGCGTCTGAGCAGCAGAGAAGGTGCTGCGGAAGAAATAGGAATTGATCGTACAAGGCTAGCCAGAATCGAACTTGGGAGCACGATACCATATCAAGAGGAAGTTCTTCTGATGGCTGACTGCTATAAGGCGCCGGAATTGAAAGGAAATTATTGCCGGGAGATGTGCCCGCTTGGAAAGAACATGCCGAAGATAGAGAATGCAGGACTGGATAGAATCAGCCTGAGAATGCTTTCTTCTTTAAAGAAGATAAACGAGGCAAAGGAATCACTTCTTGATATTACGGCAGACGGAATTATCTCAGAAGAGGAAAAACCGGAACTGAAAAAAATCATTCAGACATTGGACGAAGTAAATGAGATCACGCAGAATCTGAAAAATTGGGTTGAGAGAAATCTGGAATGAGGTGCTTGGTATGGAAAATGCAAACGGTGTAATCAAAAAGCTTACATCTGCGGAACGTTCTTACTATACAGCCGCTGAGGTCAGAGAAATGATGGGTGTGAGCAGGGATACGGCATATCGCATGATACGCTCCCTTAGGTCGGACCTGATAGCCGATGGACAGCTTGCCAAGGGGTATCCGTCAGGGAAAATCCCCAAAAAGGCATTTAACAAATTATACATGATTGAATGAAAGGAGTGGATACGATGGCTTTTTATAGAATCTGCCCGGATTGCGGAGCGTATCTGGATCCGGGAGAACAGTGCAGTTGCCACGAAGAACACCTGATCGAAATGGAAAGAAAAGAAAAAGCAACTGCATTTGTTGAAAAGATGGTGAAAGAAGAAAGGAATGGCCAGCTTCGCCTGGCGGTATAGGAGGGAAAGATGTTAACACCAAAAGATCTTGAAAAATATCATCAGGCCGCAGAGCGGATCCTGAATGCAATGGATAACAGCTCGGTGCCGATCAGCTGGCACGAAATGGACAGAATGGCATTGCAGAGCGTTATCGCAAAGGAATTGATTCTCATTGACAAGGAGGCGAGGAAATGAATGTATGCAAGGTGCCAGATATGTGCAAAGACATGGAATATAAGTATATCACAGAAGATTCCAAAACAAGGGTATATCTGTCCGTGGTGCGAGAATTCAATGAGGCAGAATATGAGAAATACTACATCCGCAAAAAGAAAGAGAAAGTGAGAAAGAGAATCCTTTTTATTGCAAGAACTTTGAAGTATGCACTTCCAGTCCTGGCAAGCACGATTCTTTACAATATGCTTTCAAATAAGCTTTATCTTGAAAGAGGAAGCTATGAAATTGGCTCAGAAATAGTTTTTGTTGGAATATTCGGCATCGCACTGTTTGGGTTTCTGAATTGGTTTATAGGAGGTGATGAACATTAAAAAGGTCTTGGATAATAAGGGGAAAGCGGAGTGTAGACGGCACCCACGATCCTATCCAAGACCAGTCAGAACTTTTAAAAACAGGTTATCGACCCTTTGTTTTTAAAGTCATCGTCATTTTATCACAAAAATAGGAGGTTATCAAGTAGATGAAAGATGTTTTAGGAAGCTTGCCGGAAGTTATCACGGCATACAAAAATTACAATCTGCTGGTTCCTACAGCAACGGACGTGCAGCTCAATCCATTCTACAAATTCCATGTAGAAGAGGTTCCAGTCGATCTGGGTGAGAACAGCGGAGATATTTTCAAGGTTGGTTCAGTTAAGACAGGTAAGCAGGATGAGAAAGGAAAAGACATCTGGGAAGATGTGTTTTCTTTATCTAAGCCTTTGCTCAACAAAATGGCTATGGCAGCCGGTATCCAGTTCAATCCAAAGGAAACATATGGTGAGCGTATCGACCGGGTTACATATCGAGCACAGGCTCAGGGAGCTATGCGCAAGGCTGACGGAACAGCCAGAACAGAAACTGACCAGAAGGTGATCTGTCTGGAAGATGAAGAAGAGAAATACCGCATTGAGTTTGCTGACAAAGCCACAAAAGGCATTACTGATGAAAAACAGGCACAGGCAGCTGCGGAAATCTTTTCTGGACAATGGGTGGAATCCAAGAATAAATGGGGGAAGAAATGTCAGGCCTTTGTGGTTGCGAAAGAAGATAGAGACAGATACATTGATCGCTCCGTCATGGTAAACATGGCACTGCTGAAAAAGACCTGGGCTGAAAAAGCTATGACCGGTGCGAAGCTTCGTGTTATAAGAGCTCTGCTTGGTGTAAAAGGCACATACACAAAGGCGGAATTGCAGAAGAATTTCGCTATCCCAACAGTTATATTTTCACCTGATTTCTCGGATCCACAGGTCAGACAGGCAATGCTGACACAAGGCATGAACTCCGTGAACAATATGTTTGGTACACCACAGATAGCAGTTAAGAGCGTGGATTTCGAATCTGAAAGCACGATATTTACTCAGGATGATCTGAATAATCCAGCATATGCTTCGGATACAGAAAACGAAGATGATTATCCACCAATGCAGGAGCCGGATATTGCTCCCGAACCGGAGCCAGAACCAGAGCCGGATAGATCGGCAGATTTCCAGTGTTCCAGATGCGGTGAGGTCATAAATGAAAGGGTTTACGAATATTCAATCAATAAATTCGGAGAGCCACTTTGCATTAAATGCCAGAGAGGAGGCGGGCGCAGATGAAAATAATAAAGGTATCAACAGAATTGGAAATGTCAGTACATGAATTTCCATCCGGTACCATCCGGGAACATAACAAAGCTCTGTGTGAACTTATCGGAAACGGCTGTGACCTTGTAGAACATGTAATGCCAAAGAGATTATACACAGAACTGAAAATGCCATCCAGCCCTGTTAAAGAACCAGGGAAGTGTGTGAGTATGCTGATCGATGAAGAGGGAAGACTGAAGCCGAACAAAGCAAATCTGATCGGAAGTTATCTTTACGAGTTTGATAAACATGGATGCCCCATTGTTGGAAATATTCTCTTTATCGGAGAAAAGATGGGAGATGATGGCGTTGAATTCTGCGGAATTAGCGAGGAGAATAGATGCTGTTGAAACAGTGACATATGGAGAATTGTTGGAAAGAGCAGAATATATAGCAGGTTATTTAAGAAAAGAATTTGTGGAAAATAGAACTGGACTGGTTGCGATAAGAATGAAAAAATCTGTAAATCAAATTGCAGCAGTAATGGGTGTTTTGATTGCTGGATTTTCTTATTTACCTATTGATATAAAACAGCCATTGGCACGACAAGAAAAAATTTTATCAAAAGCAAATGTTATTGTGGAATTGGATGAGAAAAAAGTAAATATGATACTTCAGAATTTGGAATACCGATTAGAAAAGCATCCAGAATTCCAAAATCCTATTGCATATGTAATATTTACTTCTGGCTCTACAGGAGAGCCTAAAGGTGTAGTAATGTCACATACTGCGGCACAAAATACTCTTATATCTATTGAAAATATGTATAATATCTCGGAAGAGGATACAATCCTTGGTATTGCGGAACTGTCATTTGATCTTTCTGTATTTGATATATTTAGTGTATTGGGAGTTGGTGGAACATTAGTATTACCGAATCCAGAAAAAGGACCAGATGCATCCCATTGGGGCAGATTACTTAATGAATACAAAGTGACCTTGTGGAATAGTGTTCCAGCGCAGGCGGAAATGTTAGATGCTTTTGCGTCTAAATCGGAGAGTTATCCGACAGTTAGATTAGTACTGTTATCCGGAGATTGGATAAATACTAGTCTGCCAGGAAGACTAAGAAAGATTATGACCAACGCTCAAATGATTAGTTTGGGAGGCGCTACGGAAGGTGGGATTTGGTCTATATATCATGAAATTGATGAAATAGAAGAAAGGCCTACTATATTATATGGAAAAGCTTTGCTTGGACAGTGGATGGGAGTTGTAGACGAGGAATTGAGAATTTGTCCGGAATATGTTTCGGGGCAAATTGCCATAGGAGGATATTCTTTGGCAGAAGGCTATTTAGGAGATACAACATTAACAAAAGAAAAATTTGTTTATCTGGAAGAAGAAAAGAACAGGATTTATCTCACTGGAGATAATGGAAGATATGTAGAGAATGGCGACATTGAATTTTTAGGCAGATTAGATAATCAGGTAAAAATCAATGGGCATAGAATAGAAATTGCGGAAATAGAAAATGCAATACGTGGAATGCAAAATATTGAAGATTGTTGA